CTTCCACCGTAAACAGCGCGAACAAGCCGAGGCGCTTGATTTTGTGCGGCTCCTTATGGCAGCACCAATTGACCGCTGGTGCATTGAAAATCCAGTTAGTATAATTAGCAGTGCCATTACCCCCCCCCAACAGATTATTCAGCCGTGGCAATTTGGTCATGGTGAAACTAAAACAACATGCCTATGGCTCAAGAACCTACCATCACTCAAGCCCACGTTGGTAGTTGCCGGGCGCGAGCCCCGAATCCACATGATGCCGCCCGGCCCTGACCGATGGAAAGATCGCAGCCGCACCTTCAAGGGAATTGCCGAAGCTATGGGCGATCAGTGGGGTGCCCGTAAGCTTCCGGCTCCAATCCACCAGCTAGTTCTTGCCGTATGACCGACCCCGAATACGACCACATCCCCGAGGATCTGCCCGAAGATGATGACGACGACCGCGACCACCCGAGCCTGACGGCTGCCGAACGCAACCCATCCATGAAATGACCTACATCCTTGACCTTGGCCTGTGGCACGTCGGCCCATTTGCGACCCACATCGCAGCGCAGCATTGGGCTGAAAGCCATGGCGTTGAAAATTACCGGTTGATCCCACTGGATGATCCAGCCGAAGCTCCTGCTAAGGTGCATCGCTACCGTCACACCAGAGCAGATGCCGACGATTCGCCTGGCTGCCCCTGCGGTCAAGCCAGCCGCTACTACCAACCCGCTGAAGGTGCGGTGGCAGAGCCAACTCGACAATAAATCTGGCACCGGCTACCGGGAGTGTTTCAGCTCCAGCTGCGCCATGCTCGCGATGCACTGGGGCAAGGTGGCGAATGATGACGCGTACAACGCGATCCGCAATCAGTACGGGGACAGCACCGACGCGCAGGCGCAGCTGCTAGCGCTGCGCAGCTTGGGCCTCAAGGCCAACTTCCACACCGATGGCACACCTGCCAGCCTCGAGGCTGAGATCGCTGCTGGCAGGCCGGTAGCCGTGGGCTGGCTGCATCATGGCCCGGTGTCTGGTCCGTCGGGCGGTGGCCACTGGAGTGTGGTGATCGGCTACACCGCAACAACCTGGATCCAGAACGACCCGAACGGGGAGGCCAGTTTGGTCAATGGTGGCTACACCACCAACACTAAGGGCGCTGGCGTGGTCTACAGCCGCAAGAACTGGAATCCCAGGTGGATGCCCGGGGGAACCGGCGGCTGGTACCTCAGCGTTTTACCAGCGGGGTGATGACACCAGCCAGGATCTCAATGGTTCGGTAAAACTTGACAGCCATTTTGCTGTAGCGGCCGAGGGCCTCGTTGTCCTTGGGTGTGGGGGTGAGGTTGACAATCGCCACCGCAGCGGCATGGATGGCAATCGCAGCGGCAATGTACTCAGCAATTTGGTCAGGCATGGCGTTGCGGTAGCGGTTCGGTTCAGTCTGGCATCCTTGCTTCAACCTTGGACACCCGCTGCTCAACTGAGTTGAGGCGACCAAAGGTTTCCTTGCGATCAGCTCGGATGTCGATGTGAAGCTCCTCGAGGCGGGTGGCTACGTTCTCAACAGCAACCGTGAGCCGGGTGACGACCTCGCGATTAGTGGTGTTGCCACGGATGGCGTTACCGGTGGTCATGACAAGAGCAGTGAACGCTGAGCCGACCAGGGCGGCGATGACTTCGATCATGGTCACTCTTGATAGATGAAGGTACCGTCTTCGTACAGCAAAGCATCGGAGTCTTCGGTGAGGATGTACTCCGTTGCGGCTGGCGTTACTGCGCCACCACTCAAGCTGGTTTTAATGCTTGAACGCAATGACCTCTTAAGGCTGTTGCGTAGGTTTGCTGACATCAGCCTGCCCCAATTACTGTGGCAACAGATGGACTGCCACCGTTGATAGTTACCAACCGAAGCCTTGCATAATTGACAGGACAACCGCTTAGGCAGTAACCAGTCGTACCATTGGTTAGGATGGTGTAATCTGCATCATCTTGATTAAGATTAAAATAGTCAACACCATCAAGGCTACCTTCAAAGCGGATCACAACGCTGGTGGCAATGGACGCAACTGTTACCTGATAGGTAATTGCTTGGGCGCCATAGCTCAAGCCGTTTTCGGTAACACCAACTGCGGTAAGCGTGTCCAGCGTTACAAACTGCTTGGATTGCAGCCTTTCGTCAGCGGATGGCATGGGTGGGAGTGCTTTGGGAACAGGTTAGCAGGACCCTACGCCCACGGCACACCAGCAGCTCTTGTAGGAGCGGACTGTTCATCCAGTTGCGCTTGGAGTGCGGCCTCGATGGCGGGCACGTCCAGTTTGGCTTGCACCCAGCCGATCACCAGCTCAGGTGTCAGGTCAGCGTACGGGATGGCATCCCCTGCAGGTGGCTCCAGTCCGATGCTGCCATAGGTGGAGCTGGTGTATGTGCCATCGCTGGCGACAACTGTGTAATGCGCGCTGAAGACGGTGTAGATGTTGCCGTCATTCGTGTGGCGTTCGAGGTTGGCGATGGCCCAGGTGTAGGTGGTGGTCATGGTGGTGTGGTGGTGGTGGTGTGGTGGCAAGTTACCAAGTGGCGATAGCCGTGCGCTTCCATGTGTTCGTAGCAGTGCAAGCGTAGATGTAATTGGCATCCCATGCAATCTCGCCAGTAGTGCCTGTGGCGGTTGCTGATGCTGGTGTTTTTGCCGTGCCAATTCTAATGCGATCGCCAAACACTTGAAGCAGTGCGCCGCCGCTATCTGCGCTACCGCCAACTAAGTGCCTGCCTGAGGAGTCGATGCGGAAAACTTCACTGGCGCCGATATTGGCAATGAAAGGTGCTGTTGCAGCAGCAGCATTAAGGGTTGTAGTGCCTGTGGAGCTAATTGCAATTCTCCGAGCTGAGCCAAGGACAATACCTTGTCCATCAGCAAGTCCAATGTCTTTGCCAACGTCAATGCTTCCAACCGCTAAAATTTCACCAGAACCCGTACCACTTCTAATTGTTCCGTTTGCTTCAACATTCCCACTCGCATTAACAAACAACCGCCCCGTGCCACCAGTTGAGATGGCTACTTGGTCTGCCCCAGGGCTGTAGATGCCGGTGTTGGCGTCCCCCTCAAACGCAACACTAGGTGCTGCTGCGGTGCCTGCCAAGATGCTTGCAAACAGTTCGCCAAAAGTGATCTTCTTATTCTTATCCGCTGCTGCGGCTTCACTGATGTCAACAATCGGCAACAGGTCACCAGTTGCTGGTGCTGTCAGTGCCGTCAGGTCTGAAATTTTGCGGTTTGCCATGGTGTTAGATGCGTGTGGATAGTCTAGCCTTTACCACTCAAGGATCAACCTTCATAAAGAATGTTGATTGACCCGGCGTCGAAGGTGTCGGTGCCGTTTACGGTGGTAATCCGGATGCGGTCTAGGACAGCAGCAAGGGAAATGGATCCTGCTGTAACGTGAAACAAGGTGGTGTCCATGCCTATGTTACCTTGTACAACCCAGTTGTTGCCGGAGAATTTGGAGATCACAATTGAGCCGCTGTATAAACCTGCATCCGCTGAGTTAGTTCCAAAACCTGTCGTAAAATTATTTGTTGCAATAGTCCCAGATTGAAAGAACCGCACTGCACTGCAAATGTAACCAGAAGTGGTTACGCCAGCAGACGTTCCAAGTTGTAAAAGATGGCTACTGGTTCCACTTGTGCTTACCCCAGCAAACATCACGGTTATTCGTTTTGTTGTGCTTGGGATAGTGATAAAATCAATTGCCGTTCCACTTGTAGATGCAACAGCCGTTCCACTGGTGATGCCGTTGATGGTGGTCCATGTTGCTGTAGTGGCGTCAGTAACCAGTGCCTTGCCTGCATTGCCGGCTTGGCTTGGCAGTAATGCCGCTAGCGCCAGTGCTGCGGTGATCGCACCAGTGCCGCCATTGGCGATCGGCGTGATGCCGCCAACTTGAAAGCCAGCAGGGTCGAGCACGCCTACGGTGATCCATGCGCTGTTGGATCCATTGCGCATCTTGTACACGGGCGGGCTGCTGCTGGTATCCGTCCACGGCTGGAAGGCAACAGTTACGGACGGTGCGCTGCTGCCGCTGCTTTGGCTGAACAGTGCAGCGAGGTTGTCGTTGATGTCAGCGCGAACGCTGGGGAATGTTGCGTTCTGGACGGACTGGTCAGATTGTGCCATTAGAAAGCGCGACCGTAGCCAACTGCATTATAGGTGAAGTTTATCACCTGTCTGCTGCCGCCTTGCAGAAATTCAATGTCAAAGCCCGTACGGGTTAGGTTTGTGATCTGCGCATGGGTGTTTGCTCCAATTGATAATGGCGTTACGCCAATGCTAGGTAGTAAGTTGTAGTACGGATCACCAACAGTAACTGCTTTATAGTAAGCATTGGGGAATGTAATTGATGTTACGGCACTACTGCTGCTGGCTTGAGTGGCAAGGCTGCTGGTAACGCGCCGCGTTAGCTCAAGTTCTGCGCCAAGCTCGTCTATCGCCACACCGATCAATTCTGTTTCAGTGGTGAACGCAGCCTTCAGTTGAACGCCACGACCACGGATCATGCCGCTAACAAATTCAGTCCATGGCCCATAGGTAGGTGACCCGGACGGATCATCTAACGTGGTGCGCACATACATCACAACATTAATGCTATCTGCTACGGTGCCATCAAAGAACCCTGGCTGCGCATCAAAGTTGCCGCTGACTGAATCAAACAGCGTTGAAAATACCAGTGGATAACTTACGATGTAACGTCGAATCCTGAAATCATATACGTCGCCAAGATCAAAGGTATCTTGGAATTGATATTCCGCGCCGCAGTCACCAGCGCAATAGATCACCTCCCAGTAACCGGGCGATACATACGGATCTGGTTCTAGCGTCAGAGCAGTTTCACCTGCATCATATGCGCAGTTTGTTTTTGTGCCGCTGAATGGTGTGGCAAGGCTTTGCTCTTCCCATTCCTTTGCAACAATCCGTGATTCTGGTTGCGGCAGCGTTATTTCAAAGCCTGTGGCATTTGTTGAGCGGTTGCCTAGAAAGTCTTCAAACTTCAGGAAGTAGGTGCCAGGCAGTAGTGGCACTTGCTTTTGCGTTGAGCTACCAGCAACAGCTTGAACCACATCATTGCTGCTATTCCATTCAGCACTTGCTAGATCCCGTGGATCATGGCGGATGATGACGCGACCACCTACTTGCACGTCAAGCTCTGGTGCCTGCTTCCAACTGAGGATAAGCATGTCCTCGCCAGTAGCAATAGCGCTAAGGTCTTGCACATCAGACGGCGCTGCGCCAAGGCCAGCCACTGTGTATTCAGCCAGCGCAGGTTCACTGAACAAGATACCGCTGGAGCTGATGCTACTTACTTGGATTTGATAGCTGCCTACTTTAACATCAAGGATATCAAACGTAGTGCCTTGCACCGTTACAGTAATGAAGTTGTCGTCTTCATGGCGCCACTTAACGCGGAACTTCTTGATACCTTTTGGTGCAAACCAGCCAAATGTAATCTTAACGGCAATCCGTCCATTGAGTTCATACTGCACTTCTGGACTTGTGCCACCACCAAGCTGCTGCGTACTGATCGCTGCAAGCTCACTTGGCTGGCCAGGAATCTCGTTGAGGTTGGTTGTATCCCTAGTCTCAAGGGGTACGCCATCTTCAATGTAGGCGTATTTGCTTTCATTATGTGCAATCGCTACGATGCCGTAGTTAATGCCATCTGATTCATTGACGCTAAGCACGCGCCATGTGGATGCCTGAAGTGTTGGGCTTTCTAATATCCAGATACTGTTGGCATTAGGCGCAGCACTTAATGCAGATTGTAAGGTGATTACGTTGGTTACTACTGTTGAAATTTCACGTTGTTCTACGGTGCCATCAGGAAGCACCACGCTCAGCAGCGAACCACCTTCAATGCTCAGGTCGGTGTTGGCGGAATCATCCACCGTTATCACAGTGGTGGTTGCGGCACTGATGCGACCAGCCCTGCGTGATCCAGCTCTTACGGGATCTGAAATCAGGATGATCTGCCCAGGCCGTACCTGCTGGCCTGCGTCAAGGCTGGATGCAAAGGTGCACACCTCCTTTTCGTAGCGTTCTGCAAAGAGCAACCACTTGCCGATACGGTTGGCCTGGCCCCTGCTGGTGCAGGCAAAGGCACTGATCTCACTGCGTACCACGCCATACTTGGCGATCGCATCAATGTCCTCTACCACCTCATAGGCAGTGTCGCGCAGGCTTAGATCGAGGTAGCTGACCACTGCCACGTTAGGCCGCACCTTGAGGCTGCTGCCGCTGTAGCTGAAACCTTCTGGCGTTACGTTGGCCTGGTTGAACAGGTACACGGGATCCGATGGTGCATCCTGCTCGATCGTGAGGCTGCCGGTGCTCCAGTACGCCTGGCAGCGCATGACCGACAGCAGGTCATTGACAAGCTTATAGGCTTCCTCTGCGGTTTGAACTGAGGTGCTGCAACTAAACCGTGCTTCTTGGCCGCCGAAGCCATCATCTACTAATGCGTTGGAATACTTACTAGCAACAAAGAAAGCAAACTTATCAAGTTGCGCTGCACTGATGTGATCTCCAAACCCATAGCGAGTGCTGGTAAGCAAATCGTAAAGTATCCAGGCCGGGCATGATGTCCACGTTGCTGCTGCAAACGTACCATTCCAGACAAAATTATCTGGGTAGATGATCCGCCCAGTAGCAGAATCAACAGTAACGCCAGCCGGTATTAGAACCTTGATACCTTTGACCAGATAGCTGCGAGCTGGGATGCTACTGAATTGCTCTGCATCCACCCTGAGACCAACTAATGCGCTGTTGGCATAGGTAAGTTTTGCATCAATGATTTCGGTGTAGGTGCTCCAGCTAAACGCATTGGCCAGTAATGTGCTGGTGCTGTCATCCGTGATGCGCGTTACCTTGATGTCTACAATGTCAGATGGATTAGGCCGCGCTAATTGAATCAGGTAGTCTTTGCGATACTCGTCTGCTGTACGGCCACTAATGGTATCGTCAATCTTGGTGGTGTAGCCGCCGCCTTGGTATTGAATTGCAATCTGCAACTGGACGCTAGAACCTGATGTGTCGCCGTTGGTATTGTCAATCTTTTGCAGTGATGGGATGGCGATCGTAACGCGAACAGCATCAACGTCAACGTCGGTGATGGTGCGAACCTGCGGCACGTCTTTGGCAACCGTGATACCTACGGGCTTTTCATCTTCAATGCCGCCACCAAGCGGGATGTACGTTTGATTTTGCGTACCATTGCGGGTATAGATTGTTACGTCTTGGAAGTTGTAACTACCGTTTGGATTCTGTAGTGCAGTATTATTAAGGAAGACAGATTTAAGGCCATCGGCTAATCCTTCGATTTCGCCTTCTGAAATCAAGTCGATGACGTTCGCATACTGCCTTGAATCAAGGCTGTCTGGTGCCGTAGATGGCGTGCGGCTGCCACCGCCGCCGCCGCCTTTGCCGCCATCACCACCACCAGCGCCGATAATTGTCATATCTGAAAAATAAAGTCCAATACAGGTGAACCAGTTCCTGATAGCGCCTGCACCTGCACGGTATCAACGCCAGCGGAAATCACCACACTGCCTACTAGCGTCAGGCCATAGACGCATGGCACCGGTACGCCTTGCCTGCTGGTCTGCTGGATGCCGGAGAAGTTAAATGTCTTGCGTGGGTCGTTGTCGCTGCCTGCGCCTTGAGGGATCGTAGGTACTGGTGACAGCAATTGAGCAACGCCGCCGAGTAGCAACAGCGCCCCCACCTTAAACAAGACAGAACTTACCACCACTGGGGCAGCAAGTCCGAACAATCCAATTGTGGCACCACCAGTAAAAAATGCCCCAACGATCAATGCCGCACCTAGTAAAATCCGCCCAACTGCACCAGCACCTGCGATCACAGGCACGATCATGATGTCCTGCTGGCCGGCTGGATCGTGGATCTCGTCAAGCGTCAGGTCGTAGCTGCCGACCGTAACGCGGTAGTGCTGGTCGGCCATGTGCTTCTCAAGGCCTGGAAAATTTGCCGTTAGCATCCGCACTGCCTCAGCAGCAGTTGCCACATCCGCCTCGAGCACACGGCTGCCGATGAACTTGGCTAGCTGACCGTAGAGCTTGATCTTACGGAGCATGGCGTAACCTCCTTCCAGTCATCTTAGCTAACCAGCCGCCATACATGTCACGGCTGCTAAGGCGGCCTTGTATGTGATGGAGCACCATGCCATCGCCAATGTAGACAGCGCAATGGTTCAGCCCATGCGCATTGATCGACATCAGCAAGAGATCACCGCTTTCGAGGTGCTCATCTTCTTGCAGCTCGCGGAAGCCAGTGGCTGCCCAGCAACCCTCAAACATCGGTGCCGCAAGGAAATCTGCCGGGTCCACTGGCCGCTGCCAATCGCGCAAGGCGATGCCATGCTCGCTGTACCAGTCACGGGCTAGGGTCCAGCAATCCTGGACGGCCCACACCCATTGCCGACCGATCAGCGGTGAGCGATAGCCACATGGCACGTAGGTGCCCCATGCCTTGGTCTTTGGGTTGACGATGTGCCACGGCAGCTTGCTGACCTCTGCTGCCACCTTGTCAGCATCACTGGGTAGGGCTGGCGTTATCGGATGGCTGTGGACGATTGCCGTGATCTCACCGGCATCCTCAGCGGCGGCATAGTCGTCAGGATGCAGCACAAACAACTGCTCGGGCTGCGTGGCAAGGTTGCGGCACGGCCAGTAGCGGGCGCGGCCTTTGACCACCACAACCAGCCCGCACGCCTCGCGGGGGTCTTCAGCCTCCGCATGTTCTAAGGCAGCATCTTTCCAGGTCATGTGAAGTAGGTGCCGATGCCTGGGTAGCCGCCGAATGGAAGTTCAGCAGACTGGCCAAATCTTGCCTTACAGCTATCAACACGCTTGCCGCAGATGTCTTGGCTTGCGTTACCCACGGCAACATCGTTGACGTTAAAATAATTGATGCCAGCGTAGCTGCATTCATTTGAACGGTACACCCATTGGCACCGCGTAATGCACTGCCGTTTTGGTGCACGGATGCCTGCCATGTCAAACGCACTGGCGAGCTCAAACTCAACCACGTCACGGTTTTCTGCTGACTTGCGATCTACGAAATAGATCTCGCGTGGGAACTCAGCAGTTGGGTCTGGTGTGAAACTGCTAACCTCCTGATAAATAAATGTACTATCTTCATACATCAAAGCAAAGCTGTCTTCAGTCAGCAGGTAGTCAACACCATCACCAGTGGGGAAGTTATCGCTATCAATGAATCGCGCTAGCGTCCTGATGCGCGTAAACTTAGCACCTTCTAAACCTTCTGGTAGCGTCAGGATTAACGCTGTGATGGTGCCCATGATGTTGCTGATCCGCATCCTAGGACGCGGCAGTGTACCCTGACCGCTGTATTCAAAACCCTCCACTTCAATTGGTAGTGCCATGTATGGCTGACCAGCCCAAATCAAATCACCGTTATTCCTAAGGCTTGTGCCCGCATGGAAGTAATACGTTTCAGCAACGCCATGCTGCGGTACATTAAGCTCAAGCTGGAATAGCTCAATCAGTGCGCTAGGGGCGACAGCTTGAACAGCACTTGCAATGGCAGCGTTGGTCATTGATTATGCAGTGACAGCTTTAATAACAGCAAAGCCGATCACGATAGCCTCAGACAATGCACCAGCAGTTACATTGCGCACATTGATGGAAGCTGATCCGGCTGCTGCTTGGGCATTGAGCAAGTACGCGCCAGCCGTGCCACCGCTGACGTGGTTCAACACCAGCAGGTCAGTCGCTGCGATCGTGCTGTTGGTCAGCGTGAAGGTCACCGTAGTAGCCGCCGCCAGTGATGCAGCGTTCATTGTGATCTGGCCGCACTTCTTGTTAAGCGTGACGGCAGTCGCCTTGCTTGTTGCCTGCGATACTGTACCGCCTTCACCGGTGATATAACCGGCCTTGTCCGTGTTGAGGTTGGTGAAGTTAGCATCCACCTCAACATGCGTGAGCGGGCTGCCTTTACCGGATCGGGTAACGATGGTGCTCATGGGATCAGCGTTTGAAGATTGCTTGGATTGTAGCGCAATCTAGGCTTTGATTAATCATGGCTCAAAGACCTCTTCAAATGTAGCGGTAATGTTGTTAAAATTACAGCTTACCTGGCTGGTGTTCCATCGTTCACAAATCCATTTGCCGGCGTAACTATTGGGGTCTGTCCAGTCAAAGGATTCAGCAGCACCTTGCGTACGCAAGAATGTCAAGATGTTATTGCGTTCAGTATCAGTACGATTCAAGAATTGCAAAGACCATTTCTTTGGTTGTGTGTTCAGACCATAAGAAAGGCGTTGCTCGTATCCATCGCCAAACTTAACACGTTTGATAATTGGCTGTTCTTCTAGGTCAGCCGTGAAACTAGGAGTGAAAGTGAAGGTTGCCATTAGCGTCGGGCACCAGCCAAGAGACCACCTGGTCGTTGTTGCTTCACCAATTCTGCCTGAACCGCAGCCGAAACGGCAACCCCTAACTGCTTCGCCTGCGATTGATCGCCTTGCACGCTGGCATTACCGGAGGCATCTACGTTGACCGTTACGTTCGTGCTGCCGCCACCGCCGCCACCTGCAACGCCCAGCCTCCCGTCAGCGCCGCGCTTGAGGGGCATGATCGCCTCAGGGCCGGCTTCACCCATGAGACCGATGCCCTTGGCAAA